GTAACTTCCGCGAACGTCAAACAGTCCGGGCAGAAGTTCGGAGCGGATATTAGCTAATGCGACGGGCATGGTTCATCCCTCTCCGTTAGGCGCCGACAGACGATTTGAAGATTTGATAGTTGAAGGCGAACCTGCCGACGTTGTACGGCGTGGTTGGATCGGAGCCGTTGCCGACGCCGGGGTAAAGCGCGGTCAGGCGGAAGGGTAGGACGCTGACCGTGGTGCCGGTTGAAGTACCTGTGCTCTGGTCGATGGTTGCGACCGAGAAGCCGCCGCCGACTGTCGAACACTGCCCGGTGGTGAAGTTGAACACCTGGCCGATCATCGCGGAGGTGACGGCGGTGTTAAGGGTCTGTGCGAAAAACTGTGCGTTGGGGGCGTCGAGGACGTAAGCGGTTGCCGCCGCGCCTCCGACGGTGCCGGGGAAGAACGGCGAATAAACCGGGGCGCCGCCTGCCGATGGGATGTAGAGGCATCCCTGAAAGATGCCGACGATGGGCTGGGTGGTTGCGAGCGCGCCGGTCGCCTGGATGATGAAGGGCGTTGCCGCCGTGGCGGCTTGCATGATGACCGGGTCGCCGAACCCTATCTGGGTGGCTGTGGCGGTCGCAATGGCGTAGCTGGAAAGCTGGTAGTCCGGGGCACCGCCGGGCTGGTAACTCGTGTGCCGAAAACCAAAGGGAGCGTTAACGTTTGCCACGGCAGGACTCCGAGCGGGGTTTTTCTATCCCCACTCGACATGCGCTGCCTGAGTGTGATGGGCGGAACCAAACCGGCGCGGCTTGGTCAGTCTTTAGGCCTACATCCCCCGGCGCGGGGGAGAAGGTTGAACGTTAAGGTGCGAGCCTTCACGTGTTTGATATGTTGATTCTATTTTGAGGGGAGTGTCAAGAACGAAGGTTGTGGATAAGTATTTGACTCATCGGAGCGTGGCGCGAGCGGATAGGCCCTCAGGGTCACAGCGGCTCAGAGTTTTAAGGCTTCTTGCACTGCGGGCTTCGGTCGTTCAATGAACATATCCGGCTGCTTGAGCGCCTCGGATATACGGCGGCAGGCAATGTCGAAATATTTGGGTTCGATTTCGATGCCCCTGAAGCGTTTTGAGCATTTGACGGCGGCGATCCCCGTCGAACCCGCGCCCATAAATGGGTCAACTATTGAATAGACATCGTCAGGCATCAACCGAACACACCACCTCATCAATTCCACTGGCTTTTGCGTCGGGTGTTCCCTGTCTCGTTCCTTCGCCATGAGACCGGAACCATTGTAAACAAATTTTTTTGTGGCCGTACCGTCCAAATTAGTCCACGCTAATTCGCCGTCAGAGTATGAAGGCATTGTATTCTCTTTGTCCCACCACAACCATTTCTGGCTTGCTGGCAGACAATCGGAAAAATAGTTTCCTCCCCAAATTATTGCGCGGCGTCCCCCATTCAAAATCATGGAAAACGTTTCGGCGCTTGGACGATCTTCGTCCCAACCGCCCGCGTATTCCTTCGGTTTGCGTTGAATCCGATTTCCAAATCCATCAAAGCCAAGATCTCCCATGCCCCCATGTCTCTCAATCCCATAAGGCGGATCAGTCACCACCGCGTCGACCTTCGGCAGCGTAGGCAATATCTCCCGGCAATCCCCGAGATAGAGCTTCACGCCTTCGGCCAATGTCTCGATACGTGGGGTCATTTAATCACGGTAGGACGGTGACCGAGTCCGGTCAACCGGGAATCACCGCCCTCTCGTGACGCATCGTTACGTAATAATCGCCCAATTCGTCTTGGACATTTTCCGGAACGACACCGGCTTGGCCGAGCTTACGCCCTTGGCGAATTTCGAGTTCATCGTTCCATCACTGACCGGAAGATCGGCGATGGATTCCCCTTTGTTGGGATAGACCGCAACATCCATGCCGGTTGATTCGGCCGCTCGATGCACTTCGACCACACTAAGATCGGCTGCATCTTTTGGCAGAATCACCGCGTTCATATTGCCTTTCGCCTGCGTCCCCGTGGTCGTCACCATGACGATGGTCAGGACGCCGGCACTCACGATTTGTTCTTTGACCGGCCCTGTTGCAGCGGGAGCAGCCGTTGCGCCGGGCGCGGGCGTCGGAGGGGTAACGGGCGCAGGCGGTGGGGGGACTGAAGGGGTTTCCGCAGGCTCGACAACCGTAAACGCCGTTTTCGGCTTTGCGGGAGTGGCGGGTGTCGCAGGGGTAGAGTGAGGCCACGCGGGATTGGGCGGCAGAACGGGCGGCTGCACAGGAGGCTGCGAACCCGGAGGTTGCACGACGGCGCTGGGAGGCGGCACGAACGGCGGCGTGGGGATCGGATCGGGCATGACACTTGGTCCTTTTGGTTAGCTGCGTTGTGAGAGTTTACGAAACCACGGAGTTGATTACAACTGATGTCGGAACCTGTGGAGCGACCGAGATCGCGATGCCCTCAGTTGCCGTAAAGGTGGCCGCACCAGTTGGCAACGTCAAAGTGAGCGACAGACTAAGTGTGTCTGTGGATGGGGCGTCGGCCGCATTGGTGACCAGTATCGAGGACGTACCATCCGGCGAGACTGTAAGAGTATCAATACCCGCCGCGCTCGGAGCGTTAGTCCAAGTCGCGGGTGTGGCCGGGACCGGCTGGGGGATCAGAGGATTGCCGATGGCGTCAAGCACGGTATAGGTGCTTGTAATGGTATGGCCTGCGGTGACGGGAAGCATGACGTAAGTCCTTCTGTTTGGGTGAAGTTCATAGATGCACGGATCGAAGCCGTCTATGGATACTATCAGAAATACTCGGACACCGCGACGGCGGCGATGGGGATGATGCTTGTGGTGGAAGAGTCCGGCGAACCACATGGCCTATTTTACCTCGCCGCTTACAATTGCCCAGACCACGTCAGCCGGTAGCCACCCGACATAGACAATCGCGGCGAAGATTGCGGCACCGATCAGCATAAGCGCCCCGTTGATGACTCGATCAGGCCAAGGACTGCGGGACATAGTTCACCAGAAGAACGGATGTGGCGGCGGCCAGATCAGCGATGAAAGCCACGTCAGCACGCAAGCCAAGACTACACCGCCGACGATAACAAGCAGAAGTCGTGTACGCCTAGCACCCTCTACAGATTGACGGGTTGGCGTCGTTGTCAGGCGGTAACGGTCCATTTTGGTGATTCTTCTGGAAATCCTCGCATAAGTTCAGTTGGTGCCCGGTCATGCCTTGGCATCGATTCGAGTTGGCTGAATCGAAAGGGCGCGCCTCCCACTGAGACTCCGAACAAGACATTGGCGGCGATCAAGAGGATAACGACCAGCATCAGGCCGGCAAGAACGAAGCGAATCACAGCGAGTACCGGAGCGAGGAATGGTAGCCACGTTGTAGCCAGGGCGCCAATCGCCCAATCTATGACATACCAGACGATCAGAACGAGGATCACGCCGATGGCAAACATGAGAAAGCCAATCGGCGTCAGGTTCATGCCGCCCCCGCCTCCGGAAAACACAGCTTTGACGGCGAATAGGAAAAGAACCACCAGCACGCCACCAACGGCGATCCTGGCGATTTTCTTGAACCTCTCGTCCGTGCCGATGAAGTCGAGGGCAGCGAAGATAAGCGCACCAATCACGCACAACTCAACGAGTATAATGAAGAAATTGAACACTCCCGATAGATTTATCATTTTGGCCTCCTATGGGCGAGGGGTTAAACCCGCTTCGGCCCGTTTGGTTCCAAACTGGATATAATATTCCATGACTTCGATCCCCGTCTTGCGCGTAATCTCCCCGAGCAAGTGGGGCACCAAGTGTGTCATCACTTAGCGCCCCTTGCGTTTCAGTTCCGCACCAGTTGGAGCCGGACGCGGAACAGCTCTTGTAACGACTCACTGTGAGTCAAGATTCTGCTTAGGTCAAGTCCGGCTCCACAACTTCATGATGGAGCTGTTTCATGAAACGCGAACCCGGCAGTCCCGACCAACTCAAGCTGACACGCGGGCACATATTCCAGCAATTATCCGGGATACAGCTGTTTCGCGAGGCACGGGACCAAATACAAAAGGATCGGAAAAAGTCTCCGCAATCGCCTCTCGGATCGCCGCCGAGAGAGCCAAACGGGTAGTCACGATTTCATCGGGCGCGCCAACCCTTTGCGGGGTAGGCAGGATACCCACATTTTGTGCCTGCTTTGTCATGGCTATTCCGGATGATACGTCACGACAGGCTCGTACCCCGACTCATTAAGCACCGGGCGCATTCTCTGCATCGGCTTTGCGGGGACGCCCACTACGGTTATTCCCGGCGGCACGTCTTTGGTCACCAACGCGCCCGCGCCGACCGTGGCGCCTTCGCCGACCTCGACGCCGAGAATCGTTGAACCCCCGCCGATAGTCGCGTAACGCCGGATGACGGCGCTTCCCATGATCGAAGCTGCAGCCATGATGGTGACGCCGTCCTCGACCACGCTTTCATGCTCCACGAAAGACGCGCCGTGCATCATGCACCAATTGCCGATTCGGACTTCCTCGCCGATGTGGCAGCGAATCAGCATTTGCATTCCGTCGCCGAAGATTGAGGAACGGCTGACGTAGGATGTGGGGTGAATGACGGGAACGGGTTGGAATCCTTGGAAAACCAGTTCCTCGGATATTTCTGCGCGCCGTTTGCCGTTTGAACCTATCGCCACCATGAACCCCGTGCAACCTTCGTCTTGGGCATTGCGTATTGCCATGCTCCAATCATGAAACAGGGTGCTCGCCGACCACGGCTTGACAGTTTCCGGATCGGCGTCGAACACTACCGGAAACTTGTAGGGCGAATAATTCTCGCCGTCGCCTAGGAGAGTGCGGCGGCAGAAACGGGCGTGGCCTTTGGCACCGACGGTGAAGATTTTCATGGGGTATATTTCCAAGGGTCGAGGTCGCTTCGCGAGCAAATACGCATAAAATGCGCGGCTTCGACAGTCTTGCCTTTTTCAGCCCTCACATAAGTCGAATGATTGATGCCAATTAGGCGCGCCATTTCACGCAGACTCGCGTGGGATTCGCTGTTGCGAATGTACCTTAGGTCACGGCCAAATTTCTTCCAACGCAAACGAGGTGTTGTCATGCTCTCAATCCCTCTATCCAAGCCGCAAGTTCACTTTCAGGCGGCGCCCACTCCGGAATCTCCATGTTCTTGCCGGGGATGAACGGCCCGTTGGTTGTTTCGTGAACCACAACCTTATCCTCAAGCGGAATCACAGTATGCCATAGGGGCGTCGCCATACGAAACACGCTCGGCAGCGAACGCCAATCCGCAGCGCCAAGCATCACCCGCCGAGTCGGATTCCCAAAACCATCGAAGAATACCACTAGCACGCGCCCGCGCATGACATGCATGGACTCGCTCTTGCCGATGTGGCGATGCGGCATATTCAGCGAATCTTTGCAAAATGCGATAATCATTTCGTGCAGTAAATCGTCATCGGAATTGTGCAGGTTGAGCCTGGCGCGGCGCTTCGGTTCACTGCCTGCGGCCTCGATCAGCATGTCGATAGTGGCGTCGTCCACTTCGATCACGGGGCCTGCGTTGCGGAATACGGCGGTCATAATTTGTCTCACGAGAGTCTATTGAGAGCGCGTTTAGCAATTTGCTTGTAGTATTGCGGACTACTAGCGATGTTATCCGCCATCATATAATTTATAGTTCCACCTTCGGCTTCCGCTCGTTTTTTCATCGCAGCGATTGGCTCTGCAATTTCCTCAAGCGCCTCGCGCAATTTCGCGTTTTCCTCGTTCACCCTCTCAAGGTGACGCAGCCTTATATTGGCTAGCGCCTCCCATCCTTGATCATTCAAGAGACAGTCGGTCATGGCAATTCTCGTCAGTGATTAGTTGAAATCAGGCGAAAGCATCCGTCCAACCTCTCGATAGAAGGAAGCTTTGCCGTCGTTTCGCCGGACGCTCAGTAAAGTATCAATCACGCGCTCCCACATTGGTTCTTTAACCCAATTAGGGCCGAGATTTATGCAACGAGCCACATATTGCCGCTGTGATTCCGGCAACATATCGAATAGAGCATCTTCATCCTCTGATCCGTCGCGATAACGAAGTTTCATCACGGCAACTTTCCCAGATTTCCCATCAGGTAATAAAGATCACGCAGCCGTTGCCAGAATTCGCGCAATCGTTTCATTTGAAAAATCTCAACATGCTATCCACCACGTGAAAGACCTGTGTGCTCGACATTTTCTCATGGCATGGGAGGCAGAGAACTCCTTTCATCAGGCGTTCAGCGTTAGTCCAACAGCCCCGTGCGGTTGATTTATAGAGGGGCTGATTCGGCATGAGAACCGGATGCTGGATTTTTGTTTCAACCCCGCACGCTTGCAGATAGGCTTTCAGTTCGGCGCGACGGTCAGTCTGAATTGTGTAGGTGTAATAGGCGAGCTTTTCATAGGGCTGCTGTCGCGGAATATCGACCAAGGACTCAAACGCCTGATCGTAAATTTCCGCAATCCCTCGGCGCTTTTGCAGCACGTCCTCAACGCGATTCAATCGCACCAGCAGCATTGCCGCCTGGATCGTATCAAGCCGGTGATTGCCCGAAAGTTCGTGGCAAAATTCCTTGCTCCATACGCCTTGATAACGCAACGGATCGAGGCGTTCGTAAATCTCTTTGTCGTTGGTGAGGATCATCCCGGCTTCGCCGAGAGCAGCCAGGGTTTTCATGGGATTCATGCTGAAACAAGTCACATCGGCCGCCGCAGCACCAACGCGCAATGCCCCACATGCTTGCGACGCATCATCGACGAGATACGGGCCACGACGGTCTGCAATCTCCCGTATGCGCTCGATATCGCAAACGCGCCCCGCCCAATGCACCGGCATGATGACCTTGGTCCGGGGGGTGATGTGATCCTCGATTTGATTCACGTCGATATTCAGGTCGTCGGCTATGTCGCAGAATATCGGTTCGGCGCCGACCATGCGGACGGCGTTGGCGGTCGCGATGAAGGACAGCGCCGGAACTATGACCTCGTCGCCTTTGCCGATGTGGAGCGCGCGCAGGGCCAATACGAGGGCGTCCATGCCCGATCCCACGCCGATGCCATAGGTGCGATTGCAGCGGGCGGCGAAGGCTTGCTCGAATTCGCGGACTTCGGGGCCGTTGACGAGGCGGCCGTGATCCAAAACGCGCATGAAGCGCCCAAGCAAAGCGCGATATTCTTCGGCGTCTGTTACCCGCAAATCGAGGAACGGCACATCCAGGTAACGTGCTGTATCATGAGAGGGGAGCGAAGGTGCGAGGTTCATCGGTCACCGTCACGCCTTCAATAGCTTTTCGACGCGCTCGCGAAAATGCGTCTTGTAGGTGTCGTCCTTGATTTCCTGGGCGGTGAATAGCGGAAACATATTGTTGTGCCGCGCGGACGTTACCGTGAGCGAAATAGTGCCTTCTCGCGTACACAAAAGATTGAGTTCGTCTCCGATGCCGAATTCCTCGGCGATACCTTGCAAGTCGGATAACAGATGCGACCGCGCCCGCACCGCCTTTGCTTGCTGTTCGTCCATCGCCATAGGATTATCTCGCTGCCCGCTTGCCGTTGCCGCGTTTGCGCTTGGTGGTCTTTTCGGCGATGGCGACGACCTCTTGCGGGGCTTGTTCTTCCGCCACACTCATCCCGCCATTTGTCCAATTGTATAGGACTGGCGACGGCGGCTGGAATTGCAGCAACGATTGCTCCACGGCCGCACGCTGCTGATCCTCAATCACCTTTTGCATCGCCGCCTGCTGTTGCGCGACGGCTTCTTGCTGCGTGATGTGTTCGAGATAGCACGCGCCGTAATCGTATGGCCCCACGTGCGAGATTCGATAACCGACCGCCGCCCACACCTGACCACCACACATGCGCCAGCGGATGCAGAACGACAAGTCCTCACTGACCCAACCGCGATTCTCAACGTTCATTTTATCGAACACGCGGAGCAAGCGATTCGCGCCTGCCGATTGCAGAATCTTGAAATAAGGCTGCAACCTGATTCGTCCGTCGATCAGTTCGGGAAATTTTGTCAGCATCGCGGTTATCACGTCGCGGCGAATCAGTGTGCAGCCCATGCCGACGCCTTCGACTTCCATGAAGTTGCCGCGCCGCTGCGTCATCGCCTCGCCGGTCCCCGACCCGGCCCACGACGTTGGAAGATTGCGCTGCGGATAGATCGCACCCACCAGCGGTTCGTCGAAATGCATCATGTCGAGAACCATGTCGGGCGCAAAACCCATATCGGAATCAATGAACAGCATGTATTGCACGTCCGGCATGGTGTCATACCAGATCGTCGTCGCCATCGACCGCAGTTCGGCAATGTCGGGAAACGAAAGTGTCGAGACAGACCCGGCGATTGATTTGGACGTGAACGCCTGTTGGATGGCGTGCGTGGTCATGAAGGTTGCGGCCGAGACAATCTGGCCGAAGCCGGGGACGAACATGAAAACTTTGCGCATGGGATTATCCGAAAGCTCGTGGAAACGAAACGATGGTGGACGGCGGCGCCAACGCTTCGCTGAACATCCTGGCTTCCGCCAGGTCCATACCCTCGAACATCTTGGGCATCAATGCCACGGCGGCATCCCGCACCCGCTTGTAGCGTTCGTCCTGCGAGGATTGCGTCAGCGTCAATTCCCAGCCTCGCGAATTCATCCGAACGTTATCGTTGACCCACTTGGAATAATGCTCGACCCGCATATAGAGCGTGCGCAGTCTTGCCTTGGTCATTTCGGTTTCGTCAAGCGCGGCAATCAGTTTGTCCGCGTCGGCACGGCGAATCAGTTTGGCGGCATCGAACCATGTCCCCCACCAAGCCGGTTCGCGCATTTCCTGCGTCGTTCCTACTGCGCGCTGGTCGCTGCGAATATCGGCGTGAACGATGCGATTCGTCATGCGGCCAATGTCGTCAATCCAATGGTCGCAAAACCAATAGGGGAAATACTCGGGCACGATATAGCCCAAGACTTCCACCCACCGTCGCGTCGGGCACATGATCGAGGAAAAACTGACATTCGACATATGGCCGTAGACCATGCCGATGCCGTCGGGGAAAAGCTTTGCAGCCTCCAAAATCTTCGTGTCATATCCTGGCGTGATGACCGGATCATCGTCGGCGGCGATGGCATACACGTCGGCGGGTTCCGACATGGAGCGATTCCATTTCGCCGCAATGGTATCCTCGCGCTTCTGCACGTTCACTTTGATGCGCGGATCGAGTTTGGTGTCGGTCACCATACCGAGCGTCGCATAGTCGTCGGCGTCGGCATGGATGGTGAGCGTGGTATTCGGATCGGTCCAATTCGCCATTGATATGCGAATCGTCTCCAAGAGCTTTTGCGGGCGGTTGCGGGTGGAGAGACTAATAAGCAGCTTCATTTGTGTCACGAGAGCTTGGTGATTACGGTTCGGTCACCTGATGCCTGCGACTCTAAAAATCGAATCGCGGGAGCTACAATGCCGTCTGCAAACATTTTCCTATCGCTCACTCTGCCTTCCACGAGAAGGCGATAACCATGACGGAGTTGTGCGATGTGAAACAACAATTGGCTCGGCGGATAGCTGACCGATTCCGGCGCTTCCACAGTTGCAAGACTCTCGTGACCCATACTATTCCCCCGGTTCGGCGAGCTTGTGCGACGGCATCGGAATATCCAGCGCGGGGTCAATACTCATCTTGAGATTGCCGCCTGTCCCGCGATACTTGCCGCCCATTTCGAATCCGTCGCGCATGGCTTTGGCAAGCTGCGCCTTACCACCCATCAATGATTCGTCACGGTCACGCATCTGCTGGATTGCGTTGCGCTTGTCCTCGTTCGCGGCTTCGATGCACATTTCCTCCGGGCGCTCCATCAGAGCTTGACCGCGCACCACGATAGGACCGTCATAGCCTTTGGGCATCCAATGGCCATCATGGCGCCTTGCTGGAACCGGACGCCACCCGTTCTGATAAAACTCGTTGTAGAAATCTTGCGCAATGTCCTTGTTGCCCAGCGACGCCATCACGCACCACTGATATTTGAAGCCTTCCGGCTCGAAACCGGGAGGCACCACGAATGGATCAAGGCCGCCGCGCCGCGAGCGGGTGAGGATTTCACCGTCGGCCGATCTATGAACGCGAGGTCCACTACGGGGAGCGTCGCGCTGCGGATTGCGAGGCTTATAAGGGCCGCGCCGCCGCACTGGCGTGTCGGTATCGAGCATTTCGCCGTTATCGTCGGGTTCGTTGGTCATTGAATTATTGCTCCGTTAACGACTTGTCGTATTGTCCGCTTTGTTTGAGCGCGAGTTTGCGTCTAGCAAATTCTTGGACTCCGATGGGGTCGCCTTTTTTGAATCGCTTCTGGCCAGATGGGTCGTCATAGTTCCAGGTGAGGGTGCCATCCGTGGCCGACGCTGCTTCACCCGCGCTCAATCTCACTTCCGTTCCTCCACTGACGCCCCCAGCAGATGCCGCGACAGGGGCCACAGGCGCCGCCGCAGCGCGGCGTTGAGTCTGTGCGCCGCCGTTTGCCGCAGCTTTGCCGTTGGGTTTTGTAATGCCAAGGAATTTCTCAACATGCTTGAAATAATCGGCGCTGCCGCGCGTACATCCCTCCGCGAACGCATCCGCATCCGCCGCGTTGAGTTTGGCGGCACGTCTCGGATCAGAATTTGTCGCCAATATGCGAGCGTCGTCTGGGTGATCGCGGAGCCACGCTTGCGTTCCTGCGTCTCGGCTCTGGATAAAAGCTTCCACAGGATCGCTGACGGTTGGCTCAGGGCGAAGAACCTCACCCCTTTTCGGTTGAGTCTTTTGGACTTCAAGATCGGCCTTGGCTTCGGTGAGTCGCCCAAGCGTCGCGCGGGCATCGGCTAACCTTTCCTGCGCTTCCGCCGCCTTGGCCCAATCGCCGGCTTCCATTGCGGCCTTGTATTCGGATTTGGCTGCGTCCGAGGACGTTTGCGCCGCTGCAATGCCTTGCTCAACCGTACCGAGACGTGTTTCAGCAATTTCCGTCCGCGTGGTTTCGACTTCGGCCTGCGCTGCCTGGCGTCCTTGGCTTTCCGTCGCCGCACGCCGTTCCGCCGCCTGCCGTGCTTCCTTTTCGCGCGCCGTTTCGGCTTGCAGTTCGGTCAACTGCGCCTTGAGCGCATCGGCAACGTCGGTTGTTTTCTCGTCCGGTTTCTTTTCCGGTTCTTCCTTTTCGATTTCCACTACGATTTCATCGTCGGTCATGGGTGCCATCCGTCGAAAGGTTTGTGTCACGAGAGTTTGTTTGTTCTTTGCCGCCGGACTCGGTCACCTGATGTTCCAGAGTGCCATCATCTTTGCGAATCCAACCATCCTGTTCGAGATTTGCGCGGACGCAATACCCATATTTACATAAATTGGGCATTGTGCATTCGCCGTATGGACAATATGGACACCCACGCATCAGAATATACTCTCCGGATCAGCCACGCGCCCCATGATGAGCGTATCTTCCACGAGTCGCACCGAACTGCCATCCAAACTTGACTTCTCATCCACGAAAAAGAATTCGTGGGCGTCGGACGCCTTGTACATGATCCAGTCACCGACTTTGAGCGTGACGCCGCCGAAGCTGTCGGGTTTTGCGCCCTTGAACGCGGTGGGGCCGACTTTGAGAACCAGCCCGATCTTGCCTTGGAAGCGATCCTCGGCGCGCGTCCTGTCACCGCCGATGATGATGCCGCCCTTGGTCATGTCGGAACGAACATAGGTTCCGACCAGCACGAGGTTATGAAACGGCTCGAAATTCTCGATATTGTCGGCGCCGATGGCATCAACCAGAACCGTGCGCGCATCCTTGCCCTTGCCGATAGCCTCGGCGATGTCGGACAGTTTGCGGACTGACGTAACACTCATTTGTTGTTGGCCTTGTGCTTTGCCGCATCAGTCCGAATTTTATCGGCAATAAAGTCCGGCACCTCGGCGCCCATCTTGGTCAAATGATCCAGCAAACGCGCGGCCAATTTTTCCCTGCTTTCCGTAGGATTAAGCACGGAATAAATCTGTTCGGCGCAACGCTTGGCCTCTATTTCGCGCTGCGCCGCATCATATTTGCGCGCCGTCGCAGCGAACATGAACGCGGCGATCAGTTCACTAGACCATTGAACGAATTGTTCCTGCGTTTCCTCGATCATTTTTTTCTTTCCTGCGATTCGGTTTCAACGTCAATGCAATGCTGAATAGCGTCGTCAACCCCTTGGAGCTTGCCAGAACGAAACTTGAAATCTCCCCAATCGACCGACGCCTGAAATTCCTCGACCAATTGCTTGCGATACCGCTCCAACCGAGCGCGAACCGTCCCCGCTACCGCAGGGTGATCGACCGCGAAAAAGCGTACCGCAGAGGGTTGTTGAGTTGCCATCCTAAACACTCACGTCGTCAGTAAGTTTTGTGTCACGAGAGACAGGGCTTACGGTGCGGTCACCAAACCCGCACCGACTCAAGGTTACGCGCGCTTGTATTCTTTCGCCGCGCGGCGCTCTTTCGTCAAGCGCGCCTCGCCGCCGCCGGCACCACCCGGTAGTTTTGTGTCCGGCGCAACACCCTTTGGCGCCTCGATCTTTCCACCCATCGCGCGCTTCACGTCGGGGGCCAAAGGTTCTTTGGTTCGCGCCACGGTTGGTTTGTAGCTCACGCCGGGACCAGCCGTTCCGGGCGTTTGGCCGACGCCGCCACCGTAGGCCCGGAAGGATTTGACGACCCCGCCGCCCGTCTTGAACGTGATAACCCTGCCGCGCCCGATGTTCTTGCCGTCCGATTTGCCGTCACTATGCTGCGGTTGTGTGCCCGCGTTCAAGCCGCCTTTCCAGGCTGGGCCGTCTTTGATCCTCCCACCCCGCGCTCGCATCGGCATCGGTGGAGGCGGCATCATGCCGGGACGCGGCGGCATTGCGCCACCCGGAGGCATTCCAGGCGGACCACCCGGAGGCGGCATCGCGCCCGGCGGAGGCATCGGAGGCGCAGCACCCATCGGCGGACGCGGCGGCATTCCAACGCCAGCCAAGCCACCCGGAGGTGGCATCAGCGGAGGTGTGCCGGGATGCTGCGGCGAATTGATGATGTTGACCGTGGTTCCCTTGTGCTTGACTTTGCCGCCGCGCGCTCGCTTGTCGGCACGGTGCTTGACGCCACCGCCGGTCATTCGCATGGCGGTTTTCTTGACGGCACCGCCTTTGGCTCGCTTGGACGCGGGAACGGTTTGGACTGCGCCACCCGTCGCATAGCCCTTGGTCATGTGGGCGACGCGCTTGCGCTCGACTTTGTGCTGGCGGTGCTCTGCGAAGGGATGGGCCATTAGGTATACCTCTCCATGATCTTTCTTAGCCTTACGTAGAATTCGTCCTTGTAGGTATGGCCGTCCTCGATTTCGTCGAACGAAAACAGTTCGTGATGAGTGCAGACGCGCCAGCTTTCCGGGTAGGCATCGTAGCCCATAACCAATAAATCAATACCCCAATCGGTCACGAACATATCCAACGCCGGCCAGTGAGGATGATCCATCTTGTCGGATAACAGCCCAGCATAGAGTTGGGCTTTGGCACGGTACATCGCCACCTGTCGCAAACACCCGTCATTCAAAACCACCGGGTTAAACGGAAGCGCCAGCGAAGGACGCGCCTGCGCCTGCGGAATCATCACCCCGACAAAAGGCAGCGCCGTAAGCCATTTCAGCACCGAGCGACGGGGATGGTTCATTGGCGTTCCTTCAAATAGTCCCGAATCACCATATCGCTGCGGCTGCACCCATGAGGTTCGGGTTTTGCCTCACAAAACGGGCACCGCGCCAGCCTGTCGATAATATGAGGCCATACCGCAGTGATCGTCTCCCACGAAAGACCTTCGCGCTCGATTTCGGCAGCGGTTTGCATCATTCACTCCCCGAATCAGTCGGCGCTGGAGGGTTCAAAACTTGATGCACATTCAAGGCATGTTCCGCAACGTCCATATTGGCGTCATGCACAGCCTGTTGCGTCGCCAGCCCATGTTGCGCCGTGGCCAAGCCGTGCTGCTGTTGCCCTAGACTATGCTGCTGCGCCGCAACCTTGGCATCGTGCGCCGCGTCGTCCTTATGGATCACCATTTCCTTGGCCAAATCGACGGTCGCGATATTCTGCTCGGCCTGCAGCTTGCTGGTCTGAATCGTCATATCCTGCGACGCTTCCTGCGCCGCCACTTGTGCTTTCTGTTGCGCCGCTTGAGCACTGAGCATCTTCGCGTTCGCTGCGATCATGTTCGGGTCGGGCGCGGCAGGCGCGGGCGCTTGTTCGGGCGCAATGATATTGGTCGGGTCTTGGCGAATCACGCCCAATATCGTGTTCAAGGTTCCACGTGGGTCCATGATCGGCGCAAACGCCGGAACCGCAATCAATTGCGACAACGCAACAGCCTTGGCCACGCGATGAATGTGCGACGGCGTATTCGGGTCTGAGGCCGGTTCGAGGTGACAGTTTTCCAATGCCTGCATGAACTTCTGCTCATCCCAATAATCCGGCGGGCAAATCTTGTTAGCCTTCCAAAAATCTTCCGGGTTCTTGCGAAACAAATTAACAATCAGTTCGATTTCTTCGGCTTGGGCTTGGTGCATTCCCTTGTGGGCTGCGGATTCAACCTTCGTCGCCTGCTCGATTTGCGCGAGCATCGTCCCAACTGGAACGTTCGCCACACCCTCCGCAGTCGGAATATCGCCAGCGGCCGAAAGCGATTGCGTCTGCTGCTGCACTTTGTCGATCAGCGCGAGCATTCCCGGCCCAACGTCCTTGTAGGGCATCGGGGAAATAATATTGCCAATCGGTTGATTGTTAGTCTCGACAGGCACGCCGGTTCCGGGGCCGACGCGAAAATCAGATGTATTCTGCCGCCCACCAAGCTTCGCAATCAGAAAGGAGGGGAACGTCGCAAACATCGCAGAGTCGAGCGATAGCCTCCATGCCGCAGTCAGAGCAGACGAGGCATTGCCGAGGATATTCAATAATCCCGTACCATAAAAGCCAGGCCCTGGGACATATGGATACTTCACATACATTCGTTGTCGTTCGCATTGATCGTCGTCCTCTTCCCAATCGCGGCGAAGCGCAAGGATTTCCTTGGTATCCTTGTCCATCGTCACGAGATAGGGCAGCGCAATGCCTTCATTCTTGAACTGCCCCGGCGCGTACTCGGCAATGTCAAGTTCGCACTGCGATTCCCAGATCGTATAGGGCTGATCCTCCGGGCGCGATTTCTGCGGCGTCGGGTCGGTGCCCTGCTGACTCGCAATCTTTGCATCGACCGCATTCACTTGCGGGGGCGGCGCTGTGCCAAGACTTATATCGCGATAGGCGCCAATCAACTGCATTCGTTTCAGCACCGATGGCCGCATGGGGATTTGGTGCGTGATGCGGGCGCACGAACGCAAATCTTTGGTGGTGTCCGAAACGATCAAGTCCTTTTCGTCCACGCTTTCAGAAACCGGACGCCGTTTCATCGGACAGCGATATATTTTCTTGAATCCGCTGCCGCCGAAGTATGTGCCCCACAACAGCATGTGCGAGGTGTCGGGATAGTATTCCGTCGCGGTCTTGGTGAAGTAATGGTTAAGATCGCGCTCGAATGCGTCAGCGAGATTATCTTCGGACTGAATTGATTGGTCGTCTTTGTTGGCGACTTTGACCGGGCCATCGGAGGGCAGCAATTCCGCCTGCGCATTGGCCCAACCTTTCAAACATGCTTCGAGCAACAGCGGGTTTGTGACAGTAGATTGGCCCTCTACCGCTGCCGATGTATCGCCCACCGTAGCGCGGGGTTCTTTCAGTTCGAGGCCCAATAAGCCTAAGCCGCGTGCGCGGATTTCAAGATGATTGCCGCGCGATCTATCGTCAGCGGCGATTTGGTCGTGAAGTTCGTTGGCGATCAGGGAGAGTTGGGAGGCGCCAATTTCATCCGCAAGATTGTCGTAGAATTTGTCGCCAGTATCGTCGCCGTCCTTTTTTGGGCGTCGCGCGTCGAGTTGCACCACCACGCCGCCGTCTGGTTGTTCCGTGGAGATAGTCCCCGTCGCAGGGTCAGTCGTTACCTTGCCGTCCTCGTCGTCGATGACGATTTGGATGCCTGAGACGGGTTGCGGGTCAGGCATTAGTCGTCTTTTCTTGATCCAACGCCGTCTTGAGCGTCCGCAAATGCTCCTTAATGTCGGCGACCGATTGCCCCGGCGTCACAGCACCCGCAATCGTCTGCAGCCGCTCAATCTCATCCGCCGCTTCGCCGCACAGTTTGCAAAGCCGCTGATCGTCAAGATTGGAGGACATGAATTCCATGTTGGCTTCCTTGCGAAGCCGTTGGACTAGATCGCTCATTGCCGTTCCCTCATCGCCCTGACGATATTCGTCATCGCGCGAGCTTAGTCTTTGATTCGCCCGCCATCAACCACGTTTTCACAAATTCGCTGCTTCAGACAATCGCAGCCAAGATTCAACGTGCCCGCATCGCTTCCGCCGATGGTCGTTGCGAATCCTTCCTTCATGCACACGACGATTCCCACCGTGAACACATTGCCTTTCTTGGCTTCCTCCAAGCACTGCGCCAGCTTGTCGATGCAATCCAATTGCTGATCGGACAGCGGCGTGGGGGATAGGAGAATGGGCTTTTGTGGGATATTCGGATTCATGGTGACCGCACCGTTATCGCTCCGCTATCGTGACACAACACGCTAGACATCGTAAAGGGGTTTTCGCTGCGGCTTGTGCAAACCGCGCTGGTATTCCTCGTGCGAGGTTTCTTCCTCGGTCATTGCTAGACCGGCATCGCGCAAATACCGCATGGCCTGCGTGGTCGAATCGGTCAGGTCGTCCCTAGCGCCCTTCGGGAAAACCTCCATCTCGGCTATCACTAATTCCGACCATTCCCGTTCTGGCGCATAGACCAATCCTTGCGCAAAGGTCGGCTGGACCGCCAAAGCGCGCGCTACCTTATCGCCCTTCACGGGGCAAAGCTGAATGCCAAACCGTTGCAGCCCATAGCGATTCGAGATTTCCTGCGCCGCACTGATTCCTGACGCCTTGGCCTCGATCAGCAAGTGGTCAACCTTGTAGAGCGAGCACGTATCCTGCACCCATTCGATCAAACCCCACTGTCCCATTGTCCTACGCTTAAATCGTGAATTGCGTTGCTTGACTTCGGTTTCCGACATGCCGGGAACGATATTCTCCGCGCCCCACCGCTTGTTATCAATCACGGTATCGACCATCAGCCGATCGGCGCGCGGCGCCGAGAACTGCAAATGCTTGCGCCAGGCGTGGACAAGCATGATCGAGTTTTTCTTGGTTTCGGGATGAATAAACGTACCCCAAACGGTCAAAGCAGACGGGTCGTTTTCTTCGTCCTCGGTGAATGCGCCGTCCAATGAGGCGATGACCATATCGAAAATCGGAAACTTGCCGTCGTCCGGTTCCCACAGTTCCCACCATTCGCGCTTGAACAATCCGCCGCCACGCGGCATCGGAGATTGCGCGTATTGCGACGACCAGCCATAGGGGCCGATTTCACGGCGCGTTCGCGCCATCGCTTCATCAGCAAATCGTTCGGGCCATGCTGTCTCGCCATCAATCTCGCGCGGATCGGTCCACCCGATTTGCGTTGGGATATGCTCGCCTGCTTCGTCCATTTGCCTGCCGGTATCGAATTCCCACGGGATCATCAGGTGGCAATAATCGAAATCGCCGCCGAGAACTATTCCCGACACGTCGGCTTCATGCACGCGCTGCATGATAATCACCAGCGCTCCGGTCGCCAGATCATTGAAGCGTGACGAAATCGATTCCCGAAACCATCGCACGGTTTCCTCGCGCACCCGTTCGGATTCCGCCTCCTGCACACTATGCGGATCGTCAATGATGATCCTGTCGCCTCTTTCACCCGTGGCCACACCACCAACCGACGAAGCTAATTTCCACCCCGTATGCGTGTTGATGACTTTGATGGTCGTCTTGTTGCGCAGCGTCACCTGCCCGACTTCATCGCGTTCCTCGAACGCTTGTTGCTGGACTCGTGTTACGGTTTTCATCGGGCCGTAAAGCCGCTGATACGGTTCGCTCGCGATCAATGTTCTAAATCTGTCGTTGTCGCGCTCGGTCAAAGACGCCGAATACGAAAATGCGATATAGCGGTAATGGGTTTTCTTCATCGGCCCCCATTCCCATGCTGGCCAGAACACATCGACCAGCATCGACTTCATGAAGCCGGGCGGGACGTTCATCAACAATCGCGTTATCTCGCCGAACGTTACAGCCTCCAAATGCTCGATCATCGCCCACAATGGCCAACCGTCAACAAACGGTGTTTCCGGTTCCAGCACCGACCAGAAATAGCGAACGAACGCGATCAATCCACCCTGGCGATTTCCTTCCTCGTCGTACCACCCGCGGTGCGATTGCTCGGCCTTGGCTTTGCGTCGCTGATATTCGGTCAGAAGCTTGCCGAATTGTTCAAGCTTGGTGCGGGCGAATGGGGCGTTCACACTAACGCTCCCGGTGCGCCGTACATTTCAAAGATGGCTCGGTCCAACGACTCGTGATGCAGCGTGCAATAATTAATTATTTCCGCTCTGCGCCAACCCGCAATCTCTTTGAGGATCGGATAGACTTCCTCGGCATTGCGAATTACTTCCCACAATAGCCAATCGGTGATGACTTGCTGATAGGCGAGCGGAAATAAAAACGGCTTGAATGCTTTTGGAATAATGCCGCGAAGTTCTTCGGTCATTTATTGTCTCATTCGCGGCCTGCGCAAGCTAACGCTCAGTGCGGTCACCCCGTCGCACCAAATCTGTACGTCAAATCAACCTCGATCCCCAATTCTCGCGCCTGATTCGCAAGCTGCGCCACAAGCTCCTGATCGCTCAATCGCGACAATTCACCATCATCGCGTTGAGCAGTACCGATGCCAAGCATTTTGCGCAATTCCGCGTTGGCCTGCAATTTCGAGTACGGCTTTGGAATCACAAATCCCGCGTCATTGATCGAAATGCTTTCCACCGCGCGCTGCACGTCCTCGGGCATTTCGTGAATATTCTTCGGCCGCTGCACCCATTTCATCACCACCGAACCATCCGGATTGATGATCGGATTTCCCTTGTGGTCGCGCTTTTCGACTTCGACCATTTCCCACATTTGTTTGACGTTAGCCTCGTGAATCGTCCACAGGAATTCCTCAAGGCGGCGGCGCTTGGCTTGGAGGATTTCTTCTTCCTGCCGCGTCCAATAGGCGATTCGGTCCTGCACGTCCTGACGGCGCAGCAAGCGTGATGCGTTGCCGGCAGCGTCGTGATCGGACTCCGATTTATAGCCGGCCTGGCGGTAGGCGTCGGCTTTTGGCCGCATGACGGCGCAGAGGTAGCAGAATCGCTCAAGGCGCCGATTGTGCAACGGCGTGGAACCGGGGTAAGAGCTTGGAACTATTGAGGTTGCTCGGCTTTCGGTGACCGAATCCGGTGTTTCGCGCTGAAGGCCCTCCCGTGAAGCATCATGTTGCACTGCATCATTCACGACGAGTCACCTAGAGTCATTTCGCCACAAACCAAAACGGCCATCCGGTTGCCCGAACGGCCGTTCCAGCAGGAGGGGCAAACATGACAAACCGATTGATGCCTCAGCAAAAGCACCAACGCAAGCCATCCTCGTGCTTCCGCTGCGATTCGTCAAGCCTACCTCTCGCCTAAAATGCGCAAATCCTTGGATTTTGAGGCTTTACTGCCTGGAATATCGTAATTCTGGCTTGTTTTCAGGGATTTACGCCGATTGTGGATAGTTTCGCGCGCCCAAGCCTTCGCCTCGCGGTCTCGTTCGCGTTCGGATTCGGTGTAGGGCGTGGCGCTGGCGTATTTCATGCTTGCTTGACGACTTGCGGCCTAAACGGCAATGCGACGCCATTTTTACGCTCTTTGGCGATCCGGTCAACTTGGTCATTCAACAGCCGAATGGCAACGGCGCCGGTGACGTTTTGATCCATCACCTCCCGCATCATGCCAGCCAATCGCGATTCCTCATGCCCTATGGCGACGACCCACTTGGCCACTTGCTGCGTTGCGCTTGCTTTTTTGAACGCTCCTACGCGCATTACCCATCGCACGCCTTGATCGTACAGCCAAACGTCGGGATTGCCCTGTCTCTGACTCAGAGAATCAAGATTCTTATTACGGTTACTATTACCCGCCTTTGAGTTGGCATCCACATCTTGATTTATCAATGGGTTAGCGGCGTTCAAAGGTGCACTCCAACTTCGACTTGCGCGCATTGCAAGCCCTTTTGCCCGACGCCCTTCTGCAACGACCATTTGCTGCACGATTTCGGCCGTGGTGATTTGCCCGTCATCGGTGAAAATGAATTTTTTACTTAAGCTTAAGCGCACCCGCCCATGCCGCTTACCCAAACGCATCACGCGCGCCAGGAAGGCCCCGTCGTTCTTTAACCAGCCGCCAGCCCGCCACAGTGCCCATTTGAGCCGACAATAGGCGCCCAATTCCTCGTTGGTCAGGTCGTCGGCATCCACCATTGCGTCGTGAACGTGCTCGGAACGATAGTGCGGGCTTTTCGGTCGCTGCGTCATAGTGTACCTCTCGTGATACGACAACTCACGACGCGCTCCCAGCTTGCGCCGAAGTCAGATCGACCAAACGATGCGAATCTCAACGAACGTCGAAGCTGCACTCGATGTGCGTAAAGGTGAACCCGCGTCCACCGTGGGCTGAGGGGCTAAGGATTGGGCAGACGCGGGTTCCGGCGCTGACGTTGGAATGGCGGCGTCAGTGCCGTTTTGATGTTCGTGATTCGTCAGTGATTCGTTCGATTTATAGTCCTCTTTGCGAATCACGGGCTTGGCCGTGAACCGAATTGCGTCGTCTGGTTTTGTCAACAGCTTGCGCTGATCTGGAGGTATCCAAAAAGGCGGGAGCGGCGGCCGATTTTTCATCCAGACGAGCCACACATACGCCGTAGCGGTCGCGCCCTTGGGATTCCATCGGCCTTTGGCTAGAGGCACCCGTTCGGCAAAAAAAGCGATAAGCGTTGGCGGGTGCGGTCCAAAGATCGTTTCGTAGCGGCCTCCCGATTCGAGCCATTGCAGGCGAACAAACATTGCCACTCCGACGTTCGCCAGATCAATCGCCTTCAAAACAAATTGTTCAGTTTTTTTGCCGAAAGGCGGGTTAGTAATGATCCAATCCACGCCGGGACCATCGTATTTGATAAAGTTCTCTACGGCGCCGTAACCATAATCCTTTACGTCGGATGCGGCCACGCGCTTCGAATATTCCGACAGCACTTCGGCCATGTGGCCTTCGCCGCAAGCGGGTTCCCATATCGTCTCGATAGGGAAAGCCGTGGTTATGTCGCTACCAAAACGCGGTAAAACAAGTTCAACGAGCGCCCGTGTTGCCCATGGGGGCGTGGGGAAATAATCGAGACTGTCGGTTTTTTCCTCGCGCGATCCCATGATTGCGCGCGAACCGTTAACATCTGACGTTTCAAGCGTTTTTGCACCACTAGCCGCAATTCGCTCCCGAGTCGTGCTTATCATATCCTCGAACAATTCTGGGGCCATGTCGGCGCGGGATTGAGCGCGTTGCGACAGCTTTGAATCAATGCCGGCGTCGGCAAGGGTAGGGCGATCTAAAAAATCCTTGGATGACTTTTTTTTCGCTTGACGACCTTGCCGAAACAGCCCGGCTTCTTTGGCGGCGTCAATTATTTCCCCTAAGCGGCGCTCTGCTCGCAATTCAAACTCGGTCGCGTCCGCAAGCAATTTATGATCTTTGATTTGCTTAGCCTTGAGCTTTGCCAATTCCAATTCGTCCAATAAAGGCACAATGTCATCGACTTGCGTTGCCTCTGCTATGGCAGCGCAGACGCGATCATATTGGGCAAGGCTGGTCATCACTGCCCCTTCGGATCAGGCATCGCCAGCGGCGGCAGTTGCGTGCGCTTCGGTCCCGAAAATGCCTTTACGTCGTCGAGGGTTAGCTGCATTCGTGGGTCCGATTCCTCGATTCGCTTGGTCATGGAAAGGCTTACAGGGTCCAAATCGAAAATCGGCTTGTCCATCTTCTTGAAATATTCAATTTCTGATTTAACGCCGTCGCTCGTGTCCCAACCCTCCATGTGCGCGACGATCAGGCAATCGCAGCGTTCCATCATGACGTGGTTGTGGGGATACCATATTGATAAATCTAGCGGATCGAGGTCGCCGGTCATTGCGACCATGTGAGAGTGAACGATTGGAGAATAAATAAACAAACCCGCAGAGCGTAGGCGAGCGGCGATAAGAACAACGTCGTAAAAAGCTTCGCTTAATCCGCCGAGATAGCGTGTATATGGGGAGGCCAAATAGCCCAATGAATTCGCCACTTTATGCCTCTTAGCTTGCAGCGCCATAGATGTAATTGCCGTCCGCGTCGCGAACCCACCGGGGATCGCGGCGAATTCGTATGCCGTCCTTTTCCGCGTATTCCTCAATTGTGCCGTCGAGTTTGAAGTCGGTTCCCAAGAACCATCCTTCGCTGAGCAAACGCAAATTGTTTGCCCGCCACGCTTTCCAATCTTCTGCCGTCCATTCGCGGTCGTTCATTCGTGGCTCCTAGCGTTCCTGCAGCATGCCAACCCAAGAAAAGCCACCGCTGGCAGCGCGTTGTTCATCCCAAAGCGGAAAAGAGTTCCATAGCTTTTCCGTAATCACGAACGGAACTGCTCTAGGTCGCCGCGCCATCACATAGCCTTTGGCGTGGGCGATGTAGGTGATTCGGCCCCAACATGGATTCACGACACCATTATGGCCCCAACGGTCGGCTTTGAGGTTGAGCGCGACTTCCGGTTTCATTGGCCTAATACCCTGACTTCCTTGCCTTCGGCCTGCCTCAAGGTGTCGATTGCGAGGGTGAGATTGGCGACGGTTTGGAGGTACATTCTGTATCGCCGGAAGGCGTGGTTGTATTCTTTCGTTGCTACAAGTCTTTCCAGGGATCGCTCGACAGTTTCTATTCGGCGCAAAGTTTGGGCGCGTCGTTTTGTTAGGATTAACAATGGGTTATGGGTGTTTTGGGTCACGAGAGGGCCTTCGCGATGATAGACCGGACTCGGTCATCTATGCGCCGAGACAGGCATGGGTGTGTCTTTTTTGCCACATCCCATAGGGATGGGCGCAGAAAGTGGGCGATCAGGCGGCGGGGGCGGCGCTTGAGGCGATTTTGCGTCATTCTGCGGCCTCAATCTTTTCGGGCGGCAGCGTCGACATGCCCCATAACCGGGAATTGGCGCCCAAGCCTTTCTCCATAAGTGCCTGGCGCATAACGAGAAAATGCCGCGACGGGAATACATTGGCTCGGCGCCAGAAGCTCACTTGTTGCTTGGAACGTCCGGTCAGCGCCGCCGTGGCGTTTGTGCCGCCGAGCGCGTCAATGACCGCGTTTGCGTCGTCAAGCATGGTCGTCATGGCGTAGCCGTACACTAAATGTTTATCGGGGGCAAGACGGATTGCGTTCACGGAAACGTGATCGGTGCGGTAAACAAAACCCATTGCATTCGGTAAACACCTAGTTTACTCTCAAATTATCGGAACAAGGGAGACGGACATGACCAAGCTTACCGGAATTTTCGAGGTCTATCGCGGCCACTACATCCAAGAGAGCGACGGCAAGTGGCACGTCTATAAAGGCGACAATACCCTTCTCGCCACCGCTGACCGCGAGCAGGCCGCTTACGATTTCGTGGACATCGAGCGCCGCAAAGCGCGTGGCGCGGGCGACCGCCCCGTAACCACGTGAAGGTGACCGATGACCCTCTCCCACCCACTCCCCTCTCATGACCCAGACGACCGCATTGTGGCGCAAGCCTTTGCGTTGGGGTTGGAAATAGCCGAGCGCGAGGAACAACAGAAGAAATGGCAGCGCATGGTGGTGGGGTTGGGTGCGAGCGTGGCCGTTAACATCGTGACAATCATTTGGTTCTTAATGTGGAGGCTATCATGACCCCGATTGAGGTCGGCGGATACAAGGTTGTGTTGTGCCGTAGCTGCACAACCGGCAATTACTTTTACCAAGTGAATCAAGACGGCGCGCTAGACCCTATAAGTCAACACGGCACACGTGCTGCCGCCATTGCTGCCGCAAAACGCTATACGGCGAGCGACAAAAGGCGCGCGCTTCCGCAGGAATAGGGAGATTGTAATGGGATGGGTTTTGATCGTGATGTCAGTCAACGGCATGTCAAGCGCCGCGACGATGACAAGCTTGGGTATGTGTAGGCAGCAATTTCAGTTGGCCTATCTCGGCCAAGAGATAAAGGAAGCCTATTGCGTCAACACGAGTGGAGACCGCGTCAATTTATTCCCGGTACGTGAATAAAGCTGACCGCACCGTAATCACCGACCTCTCGTGACACAACCAAACCAACAGGGGCTTACAATGACCGACGAAACACTCCAAGGCGATTTCACCGTTATCACCGAGCCGACGCGCAACGATGCCCTGCAGGCGCTTATCGAGACGCTACGGAAGGCGTCAGGCTCAAGGCACAACGCGATTGCTACGGTGCATCGCGAGGCTGTGCAGGCGCTTGCCAGGCTCTATGTGCCGCGCTTGTCGGTGTCACCTTCGCCGGATCAGTTTCGGGATTTGGCAGACTTTCTTAACCATTGGGCGCGGATAGCTGATCGAGTTTTGAAGATCGTGGGAGAGGAAGCAAAATCGAATACGACCGAGACTTTGGATATGAGAGTGTTCGATGGGACGTTCCATGCTGTGATCGAGGGGGATGCTTGTTTTGAGTTGGAAAGGTGCGCCCAAGAGGTAGAAGCGGAACAGGAATACGGCGGTTATTATCCTGAGTATGAGTACGAGGATAGGCTGTCGGAGGATTAGTTGGGTCATTCTGGATCACGGGTTGCGAATGCGACACGGAAATTCACACGACCGCTGGAGGGGAAAATGGAACGCGCAGTTGCAGTAAAAAAGCTAGGCAAGCTGCTTGGCAAAAACCTCGGCTATCGCATCGCCGACAAGGCGCCGACGAAAGAGGAACGCGCTGCGGCGCAAAAGGCGCTCATCGGGGCAGTGGCACACCGGAATGCTCTGAAAGAGAAGCGCGACGAACGATACCGAGCAATCCTGGCCGCAGATGCCGAGTACCAACAGCTTCATGCGGAACACCGCGCCGCCAGCGAGCATGTGAACGAGCTATCGTCGATCACCCGCCATTACAAGATCACGGTGGGCATATCGAACAGTATGTTCTTCCACATCAAGGCCGAAGGCGACTCATGGGAAGAAATCATTGACAAGGTCCAATGGGACGGGACAAACAAACTCTCGTGAGGCAAACCATGACTAATAAAAAACTTTTGGCAAAGGTTGAGGGCAAGCACCACGACCAAAAGCCACGTTACTTGCCCGAGATTGAGAACACCGGCGCGCCGCCGCCGTGCGAACTAAATTACGCCCCGCACTTACACCACCACCCGCGCTATCCGAGCGGCGACTGTGTCATCTGCGGGGCGCTATGCACCGAAGGCTGCAAGCATTGGCTTGCGGTAGGCGAATGGACACCATTGGAGGGCTGAAATGAAACTTTTTACTTTCACGCGGCCCGATGGCGGCAAGGTCGCACTCAATCTTGCTAACGTCGAAGTGCTGCGCCGAACAGATGAGAGTTTCGGCACGGCAAAAGGGGGCCACACCGAAATCATCCTTTCGTCTGGTGCGATTCAGGTCGTCACCGAAACTCTAGAGGAGGTCATGAACCTATGTACGACCGCAACCTAGGCTGTTTCTACGGCGCGATCTTCGACGACCGCGCAGAGAAGGACGACGAGGTTTGGATTGCTGTTACAATCGACCTTGCCGGAACGCAGACGCATCTTTGCCGCTTCGCTACCGAGGATGCAGCCGAATCCTGTGCGAGGCTGCAATGGTTGGAGGACTCGCAAGCCAACGGACAGTTTGGAGTGGGAGCGTAAAAATGGATCACGAAAACGAAGGTTTCACCGGATCGTGCCCAACGTGCGGCCAGAGCTATCGCGGCTATGAAATCGAGCGCCTGCGCGCAGCACTACAAACGGCCGAACAGGCGCTAAAGGGCCAATCCGTCGTCGAGAAAGCCTACGCGCTCCATATCGTGCGCGACGCCATCGCCCAAGCTACAGGGAGGCCAGCGTAACATGCACGCGAACATCGGCCACAATCAGCCGCCAGGGCCAATCGACTTCGCCAAGGAAGCGATCAGCGAGCTTTCCGAATACCTCAAGGAAAACCCGGTCGTTGAAACCTTTGACCAAGCCAAAGCGGCCGCTGCCCATATCGAGCGCACAAGGATCGCCCTCAAATCAATGGAGGAGGAGCGTTCTATAAAAGTTCTGCCCCTCAACGAACAGTTATCGACGATAAACACGGCTTATCGCATCGTCCGCGAGCCGCTGACCAAGATTTACGACACCTTGAAAGTTCGTGTGACGGCCTACAATCGGGCAGAGGAGGCCAAGCGCGCGGCGGAAGCGCAACGGCTGGCGGATATAGCGGCGGAAGCTGAGCGCGCTGCACGGGCGGCGGAAGCGGCCGAGCAAGAGGCCATTGCCAATGCGGAAGCTGGCGAATGTGCAGACGTGGGCGACGCCATCACCCAGGCCGACGATGCGTTTCGGGAATACTCGGTGGCCAACCGGGCGGCGCAGCGGGCGGATCGGGAAACCAAGGTGCGGATTCCGAGCGCGATGGGCGGCCGTGCATTGGGAATGCGCCAGGTCGAAGTGTTCACCGTCGAGGACGCCTGCGCCGCCGTCACCATCATGGGCGCGTCGGACGATCTTAAGAAACAGATTATCCGCGACGCCAAGCGGTTTCGTGAGGCGACGGGCGAATTACCGGAAGGTGTAACGTCGGCTTACGAAAGATCATTGTAGGCATCAGTTGACCGAGTCCGGTGAAACGGAATACTGTACCTCTCGTGACACAAATGGAGCAAGCCATGCAGACCGCAACCATCGAAGTGAAATACGTCGGCCCCCCGAAAGAGGGCAAGCAATACGGCTTCATCAAGGGCGCGGACAATTCCACTTTTCCGGTGAAGGCTGATCGGATCAGAGAGTTTGAACCGGGCAACAAATACGAACTGGCCTGGACCGAAGGCCACAACGGTTTTAAGAACATCATCGGCGTCAAGCGGATTGTTGCGCAAGCTGCTCCGCAAGGCGACTTCACGCAGATCAGCGAACCGAAAGCTGTACCAAAGCAAACAAACGGGCAGCAATATTGGCAACCGAAACCCACGTCGCCGAAGGACGGCAAGCGCATGTGCGTCACGTCGCTGATGAACGCGGGAATTACGAGCCATCAAATTCCGTTCACGCGAGACGCACTGGCGACGGCGTTTCGGGCGGTCAGCGAAGCGTTCGATGATGTGTTCGGAGAAGATTAGGTTTGCATCATCTGCGCGGAGCGCGCGGGGATAGGATCATCGGTCACCATATCGCAGAGGAACCAGTCATGAGATTTCCGGCATTTTATATGGGCGCGGGCGTAATGTGTGGCGTTGGCGCGGTTAACACTACCATACAACAGCCGCTCTTTGGATTATTGTTTGCAGGGGCCATACTCCTCATTCTTTTGGGCGCACTATTCGAGGCGTGCAATTCATGACCCCCGCATCAGGTGACCGAGTCCGGCGGTACGGAACAAACAAACTCTCGTGACCCAAACAAGCCATGAAACCCGCACACCCTCAACGCCTATCCCCACCCGCGCAACCGGGCGCACTACTCAAACGCGCCTTCGCCATAGCGCAGCGGATCAAGTTGAAAGTCGTGGGTGATTCCGATCCGGTTTATTTGGCACAAATACGAATGCTCCCCTGCTTGGGCTGCAACGATGAGCCAAGCGAAGCCGCCCACGTCAGAATGCAGTCCGGCACGCACAACAAACACGGCGGCATGGCGCAAAAGCCTCACGACAAATGGGCACTCCCACTTTGCCGAGACTGCCACCGAGAACAGCACCGAATCGGCGAGCGCGCGTTCTGGTCTATCGTCGAAATAAATCCCTTGTTGCTCGCCAAACGACTCTATGCAGCGCGTGGAGATTTGGTTAAAATGCGCGACGTTGTGTTCGCGGCGCGCGCTGGAATATTGAAGTAGGCGACATTCGACAGGTTAACAGGAGTTTGGGAGACCGCTGGAATGCCTACCAATTCGAGCAATCGAGTGCATGGGAAACAAGCGAGGCGGCTTAACGGCTGCTGCCTGCGTGGCGAGCAGGGTCACCCGCCAGTATCAACAAGTTAACACGGAGATTTCCCGATGGACGCGGCGATTAAGAAAAAATGGATCAAGGCGCTGCGCAGCGGCCGCTACAAGCAGGCGCAAGCGCAACTTTATGACTCGGTGACGGGCGGCCACTGCTGCCTTGGTGTCTTGTGTCGGGTGGTCAGAGCGAGGCGCGATGGCGAGAATTTCATCTGGAAAGACGACAGGGAATCGCTTGATTTGCCAAGCGCCCTACGGGTGGACCTTGGGCTATCGTTCGGCGACGTTGGCAAATTGGTCAAGATGAATGACGACGAACTAATGAACTTCAAACAGATTGCCGCCCACATCAGCAAAGAACTCTAATGGCGGCTGTTACGGAATTAGCATCCAACTTCAAAGGAGAAAGACCAATGGGTCATCACAGTTCGGACGAGCCGTCGCAGGAAATGATCGACGCGATGAAGCGCATGGAGCGCGACCTCAAGAACGAGGGCATCGAGCAAAAGGTCTTGGCGGCGGAAAGCCCTAAGTTCGGCGCGACTGGCGAATATCCCGAGCCGCCGATCGACAGAACGGACGAGGGCCAGATTATCTTCGGGGTCACGTCGCACCGTGGCAAGATCATCCTAAATTTCGGCAAGCCGGTCGCCTGGATGGGCATGGACGCCCACCAAGCCACGGAACTCGCGGCGATGCTTTTGAAGCACGCCGCGCGCTGCCGTGACATCGGCCCGGAACAAAAGACCGAAGCAAAGGCCAAAGAACACGCCGGTTGATGACAGAACACTCGGGAAAGTCCGATGACTGATTTCGAGACACGCATTTTAGCGGCGATAGCGAAAGAGGGGGGTGAAATAACCGTCCCGGCACTAGAGTCTCTTTACACAAATCGGCGCGCCGATGCTGTGCGCGTCTCATGGCTTATCCGCCACGGCTTGATTGAGTGGATCAGAAACATACGGGGCAGCGCAATATCTGTTCGACTGACCGAGGATGGGCGCCTGTTGCACAAAAGCCGACATACTTCTGCACACTCAGGAAATGAATGATGACCGAATTTGTCGAGAAAAAATGCCCGATCTGCGGCGTCTCTTACTGCCTGGATTCGGTATTCGACAAGCATCGCTCCAACGGCGGTAAGACGGACGACGGGAGCGCGTTGGGCTGGTTTTGTCCAAATGGCCACAGTCTCGTTTATCGCGAGAGCGAGGCCGACAAGCTGCGCCGCGAGCGTGATCGGTTGCAGCAGCGCATCGCTCAAAAGGACGATGAGCTTAAAGACCTTGAGAACCGGCGCCGCGCCGCTCTTGGCCAGGTCACCAAGCTACGCAACCGTGTCGGTGCTGGTGTTTGTCCGTGCTGCACGCGCTCTTTTACCAATTTGCGGCGCCACATGGAAACGAAACATTCCGACTGGCGCGCGGAAGCTGCCGAGTAACTGAGGTAATTCGCCCATGACCCACGAACGCACATTAGCTGGTCTGGCACTCCTAGACCAACGCGACGCCGTGAGAAAATGGATTGAGCAGAATCGGGGCAGCGCGGAGTCATCACAGCTTGAAGCCGCCGAATTGCTGTCCTGTGAACTTTACTATGCGGCAGCTAATGGCGACACGAGTCGTCTGTTGCGTCGACAGTCGGAAATTGTACGAACATGACTCCAAAGCGCGAATCACGGAACCGAGCCCTCCGCTGGATTGTCGGTTACGATACCGGGCTATCCTCAATCGCCATCTGGCGACACATGATGGGCATCGGCAAGCCGCGCGATTGCTGGAACCATCCGCACGATCCTGCGGACTTGGGACGATGCCTAGGGCTGCTGCGCACGATGCCTGAATGGCGCAAGCGGATTCCTGAAATGAAGGCGCGCTCTCGCTACTGGCGCGCCTTGGTGCGCCGCTGGGACGACGTAGTGGCATGCATGGAGGAGGAGGTCGGCTGGGATTGGTCGAAGGGTAGGAGTGCCAGGCGAACCTATGATCTGATGCAAATGATCTACAAGACCGCCGACAAAAGCAGTCTAACACGGGGTAAGCACGGAGAAAATCATGCACGTTTCTGATGCCAGTGCCGTCCGGCTTTCTATTGCAGAATGGCGAGCTAAGATTCAACTGGAGCGCGCCGCGACCATCGAGCGATGCAAGCGTCTGAGGGCCGCCTGTGTCGATCCCAAGACATGCGAACGGCGCGAGCATGACGAATGGGAGTTGTTCTACAAGCGAGTGCGGCCCTTGGAAATGGAGATCGAGGTAATGATACGGGCGCTCGCAAATGCAGCCTCCCTGGAGACCCCCGCGCCAATTATCATGCCATGACAATGCAAATCATCTGTTTCGTGGTCGG